AAGGTGGATGATGTACTTGTTGAAGAAAGAATCAACAAATTTGCCGCAGACATCTCTACAAGACAGGAGGAGCTTGACAAAAAGCAGTCTGACTTTGAAAAGCTCTATACAGAAAGAATGGATCAGTTTGAGACTTCTCTCAAAAGGCCCGGAGGCCTTATTGATGGAACAGAGTCTGCTGAACTGAAAGAGGCAAAAGAGTTTTTTGTTGCATCTTTTGGGCTCAAAGAGGGTGCTGTGCCTTATTCAAAGATGAAGGATGCACAAATTGATCTCTCCGGATATCAGGCATACAAGAATGCTTTTGAAGACTTCCTGCGCACAAAGGGAGATGAAAGGCAGCTTGGAGCTGATGCTCACAAGGCCCTGATGGTTGGTTCTGACCCGGATGGTGGATACACAGTACCAACTGCAATGGCATCCCGGATTATTCAGAGGATGTATGAGATTGATCCAATAAGGCAGCTTGCTTCTGTTGAGAATATTTCAACCCGGTCAATTGAGTTCATGGTTGATTGGGATGAGGCATCCTATGGATGGGAGGCTGAAACAGTTGGTGGAGCTGAAACTGGAACACCAAAATTCAAGAGCAAGGAAATTACAACCTTCACTATGTATGCCAAGCCCAGAGCAACTCAAATGCTCATTGAAGACTCCGGCATAAACATAGACAACTGGCTTGCTGACAAAGTTGCAAACAGATTTGGAAGGGTTGAGGGAGCTGCTTTTGTATCAGGTGATGGTGTTGGCAAGCCAAGAGGCTTTCTGACCTATGCAAATGGTTCAACTTATGGAACTATTGAGCAGGTCAATATGGGTGCTGCTGCAGCCTTAACTGCTGATGGCTTTATTGACATCAAATACTCTCTCAAAGAACAGTTCCTCAATGCTGCTCTTGCCTGGTTGATGAATCGGTCAACAGTTGCTGCTGCTATGAAGCTCAAAGATGGCTCCGGGAATTACATATGGAAACCATCAATGCTGGCCTCTGACCCTGGCAGCTCAATACTTGGCATCCCTGTGAGGATGGCAACTACAATGCCAACTGTTGCTGCGAATGCTCTTGCTGTTGCCCTTGCTGATTGGAAAGAGGCATACACAATTGTTGATAGACTTGGCATCACAATCCAGCGTGACCCTTATACAGTAAAGCCTCTTGTTGAATTTTATACAAGAAAGAGAGTTGGTGGTGATGTAACAAATTTTGAGGCCATTAAACTTGGCGTCATACATGTTTAATAAAGAGGAGGATTAAAATGCCCGAACAAGGTGTAAATATGAGAGATGGTTACAGTGGATTCAAGTTTTTCCAAGCCCTTGAACCACAGGATGTTGCTGCTGGTGCTGCCACAAATGGTGTAGCAGTTGATGTTAGAGGGTATCAGACTGCAACAATAATTGTAAATGTTGGAACAGCCACAGGTGGTGGTGCTTTGTCAGCAGACAATAGATTTCAGCTAATGCTTGAGCATGGAACATCAGACACTGATGGTTCTGTTGCCTGGTCTGAAGTCTATCCTTCACAGATGCTTCATTCTGTTGTTGGAACTGCTGGAGCATACAGCACTCTCAACTCTGGTATATTCCAGTCAGTATTTTCTGTGACAAGTTTTGCTTGCCAGGTCTATGCTGTTGGCTATATCGGCCCCAGAAGATGGATGAGGCTGAGAGTGTCTGAAGTTGGTGCTCCTTCAACATACAGCATGGGAGCAATTGCAGTTCTTGGATTGCCAGCAAACTGGCCTGTACAGGAACCACAGGTGCTGTAATTTGAAAATTGCTCCTCTTTGAGAGAAGAGGAGCAATAAAAAGAGGAGAAAGAGATGGCAAATGAAACATATAACAATCAGAAAATTTTTCTGAAGCAGGGAGCTGAAGAGCTGGTTGGGAGTTCCGGAGGGACAATGACCCTTGATGATGCTTTCAATTTTTATTTTGGTTCACTCCAGGTTGATGGTGAGAACATGAAAGCAGCACTCAGGGCAACCCAGAATTTTACATTCACAAATCTCTCCACAGGCTCAACTGTACTCTCTGATGCAGGTGGAAGTGCTGCCCCGGTTATTCCATCAGATTATGGTGTTGTTTTCTTTTCATGTACAGCAACTATGACTAATGGATCAGCAAGGCTTCACTCAGGCCTGGCAGGACAAAAACTTCATATGAGATTCACTCCGATTGCTGCCGGGGCAAGTCTTATAATTCAGGCATCAAATGGTGGCCTTGCTGGTGTGAAACTCTATGGCTCAAATGGGATTGAGCTTTCATCAATTGCTCTGAGACAGTCAGCTGCCAGTTGGGGCTGGGTTGAACTTCTTTGTGTCAAGGATGGCAGCTGGGCAGTAATTGCTTCTGATGCAAACAATGTAACAGAAAGATTGTCAGCATAAGGAGGGATGAATGTTGATCAGGATGAAGAAAAATCAGCCAGGAAGTGAAGATGGTGTTCATATAAAAAAATATGAGGCCGGGAAAGAATATGATATGGCTGAGTCTTTGGCAAAGGCTTTTATCAGCATGGGAGTGGCAGAGATTGTTGAGAGCAAGAAAGCAGCACCAGCTCCAGCAAACAAGGCTGCTGCCCCGGAGAAAGCCAAGTCAGATGAAGAGGCTGCCAAAGAGATATTGGCAGAACAAGGCTTCAACAAGAAGTCTGACAAAAAGTAAAGAGGAGTTCACAAGATGATAATAGCAAAAGAGTTGGACAAAAAAGCAAATAGGTATTTTCAAAGAACATCAAATCCAAGCCTTGAGCCTGTGACTGTTGATGAATTGAAGACATTTGCTCGTATTGACGGTGATGATGAAGACTCTTTGCTTGAATCATTTATACAATCAGTCAGAATTGCGATTGAAGAATATATTTGGCAAGCTCTTATTGAACAGAGCTGGTCAGTGAGCTTTGATTGGTGGCCGGGTGAGGTGGTTGAATTGCCCCGGTCACCATTACTTTCAGTTGACTCTGTAATGATAGTTGATGAGGATGGAGTTGAGACAGAATATTCAAGTGGAAATTATTATGTCATTACAGATTCCATTCCCGGAAAGCTGGTCATCAAAAATGGGGCCTCTCTTCCATCAAATGATGATAGATATACAGGTGGATTCAAAATAAATTTTACATGTGGCTATGGCTCAGCAGCAAGCTCTGTTCCTGCTCCATTAAGGACTGCAGTCATGCAATGGGCAACATCAGTTTATGAGCTCAGGGCAATGTCCCCGGAGCCACCACCTGATGTGAAGTCTATTTTGAGACCATTTAAAATGATATGGTATTGATATGGGATATATTGCACCAAAATTAAAACAAAGGGTTCAAATTCAAATGCCTGTCCAGACTCCGAATGACAGAGGAGGATTTGACTTGACCTATGAAACAATAAAGACCATCTGGGCAAGAATCAGTGATACAAGCAATACAGCTGCAAAATATACTATGATGGTTGGATTCCAGAATCAGAGTGATGGTAATATGGTGACTCATGAGTTCATGATGCGTATGTCTGCTGTATCGGATTTGGGGAGGCAGACTGGGAAAGGCTTTGACACATCATTTGATGGCATTGCTGATCTGAATCCACTGAAGAGTGAATACTTTTTATTTCTTCAAAGAGGCTCAACATCAAAGGGCCGGAGATTCAGAGTGGTGTCAATTCAAAGAGATGAAACTTTTCAAGAGATGGTTAAAATTGGTGCCAAGGAAATTGAAGAGTCAGGAACAGGAGCACAGGAGGCTTTCTATGGCTGAGAGAAGCAGAATGAAAGTCACTTTTGGTGGTGATTATGTAAAGCTCAAGGCTGACATCAAGAATTTGTCAGACAATGGAGCAAAGGCCCTGTTCAAAGTTCTGGTGTCTGGTGCCAATAAAATCCGTAACAGAGCAATATTGTCTATGAGGAACACAGAAAGGGCTTCATGGGCATACAAGAGGGGAGGAAAACTGCATAGGCCATCAGCCCCAGGCAATCCTCCTGCGATTGATGAAGGTGGATTGGTTGCTGCTCTTATTGTTGATGTCCGGGGGAATAAGGAAATTGAATTTGGGGCAACAACTGCTGCTCCATATGGAAAGATGTTGGAGCAAGGAACAAAGAAAGTTGCAGCCCGGCCCTGGCTTGAGCCTGCGACCAATGAAGAGCTTGATGGAATAAAGAGTGAAGCTGATGCTGTCATCAGGAGGATGTTTAAATGAGACTTGGCCCAATTGTAATGATATTAAGACTTGCTGAGACACACTTTGGCAATTTCATTGCCGGAGCTGCGGAGCTTGATGCTGCTACAAGGAACACTTTGAAGAGAGACATGGCATTTGTTGTGCCTCTTGAGGAGGAGGCTGCCCCAAATTCTGTTGATAGTGGGGTTGATCAGATTATCACTGAAAGATTTGGTGTTGTAGTTGCCCTCAAGAATGTTCCATATCAGGAGGACAAGACCGGGTTGACAGCCTATGATCTGCTTCATGATATCCGGGAGGAGCTTTTCAGAACACTGATTGGAAGGGAGCTGAGTTGGACAGAAAGTAATGTTTATTACCGTGGTGGTCAGCTTATTCAGATTGATGGTGCCTGGTTATGGTATATGTTCAAGTTTGAATTTAAGTCAAGGATTGGAGGATGATATGACAGTGATTGATGCTGGATTGACAACAAGAGAAGTTATTGCAATCTCAACTATTGAGGATGCTGATGTTGACAATCCCAATAGCCCGATTCATCCGGACAATAGAGCAAGGACAGGCATGACAGCTCAGGGCAAATACTCAAGAAGTGATTTGCCAGACCTTGATACAATATATGCAAATATTGTTCTTGGGAATGATGTCAGCCTTTATGATGGTTCAATAACAGGCATACCATTGGCTGATGGCTTTCCTGATGTTGCTCTCCCTGACCAAGCCCAGTGGATTGACCTGACTGTTAATCCAAAGGCTGGATCATTTTGGAGAGGATTCACAAGTGCTTTTAAAACTTTAAAAAATTGAGAGGTGGAGAGATGGATGTTGAGGAAAAATTTTTGATTCCATTGAAAGGTCTGCTGCTGCGTGACCCCAGGAGCAAAAGTGTCCTCCCAGCTGAAGGTGCAATCAAACCATGGATTGGGCCTGAAGGCAGATATTGGAGGAGAAGAGTGAATGATGGCAGTTGTATAATTGGAGAGGCACCAAAGCCAGCAAAGCCTCAGAAAGCAACATTTGTGAGAGAGGAGGAATGAGATGGCAATAGCTTTCAATAACATACCAACAACAATACGGACACCCGGAGCATATGTGGAGGTGGATAATTCAAGGGCCTTGAAAGGGCTGCTTGCCAATCCATATAAGGTTCTTCTGATTGGCCAGAAGGTCAGTGAAGGGAATGCTGAGACAGATGTGCTCTATGCCTTGACTGCTGATGGACTGGCTGATGGATATTTTGGCCCTGGGTCAATCCTTTCAAGGATGGCAAAGGTGTTCAAATATAATAATCCAAACACAGAGCTTTATGCCATTGCTGTGAGTGACCCGGCCGGTGGTGTAGCTGCCAGTGCTGC